AGTGATTTCGTCGTGGATGAAAAGGCGGGCACACGCGTTTACCAAGATTTGACTAATTTCAGAGTCAGAAACTCAGCACTAATGCGTGATGTCGCTATCAATAATGAGCGCTACACGATTAATTGGCGCAATAAATTTTGGAAAGTGAAAGATGTGAAGGAATCCAATGATTTGCATTGGGTCACGTTGATGTGTGAAACCCAATTGCCTAGTGAGGCTCTATAAAATGGAGACTCTATAAATATGGCACTGATTACACTCACGGATTTACAGACGGCTGCACTTAAAAAGTTGCAAGCGCTTGTAAAAAACATTTCATTTAAAAATGAATCGGCTCAAAAGATAGCAGTGCCAATCGGTCACATGTTTTTTAGAGATTGGTCTTTGTATCCCGCATACTTGATGTACCAAATCCGTAACTTTGATCAGCAACCATTCACCAACCAAGTGAATAACATTGGTTTAGCAAATCCAATCATTCAAATCACGATTGTGGCGGATGAAATCTCTAAAACCTATACCCTCTTTGATGCGCTCAGAGCAGGTTTGAATAATTTTTACGGCGTATTAGACGCCACTACACCTAGGATCGTGGTTGCGTACTCCGATCTTAGTCTCCTGAATGAAGATTATGACGACCAAAATAAACGCTACTTACTAGTAGTTGACTGGTCTCTCACTCTTCACAATTCTTAATCTCCTAATGCATAAAGGAAATCATCATGCCAGCACCAAGTAATTTTTTCTCAGGTCGTTCAGTTAATTTGTTGTATCAAAATGCTGCAACACCTACACCACTCACTGCAGCTCAAATGTCGTCATGGGCCACGGTTGGTCCATTGTTAGCGCCTCAGTATGGTGGCTCCGGCACATCTCCGTTCATGACCACGGCGTTATTCGGTTTAGAAAGTCCAGTTGCTTTTGGCCAAACGGCAGAAAGTGTGACTTTTAACCAAGCGGGCCAGACCCAGGGGGCCGCTATTCCGATTCAGAACTTTCCGGTCGTACAAAACCTGGTCTGCGCAGCGAACTTGGCTGATCCAACTCAGTTACAGATGTACAGCGACGGCATTAGTAATAGCGTGATCAGAACATTTTTTTGGGTCGTCAACATTGGTCCAGTAGGTACACCAACCTCTACTTGGGTCTATGCTTTTAATGCGACGGTCACTGGACCACAGTGGGATTTCACGATTACTCAGGAAGGTAGATTCGTTTTCACACTGGTGCCATTTGGTGCAGGTCAGTACGGTATTTCATATCCGCTAACGCAAGCTCAGCTCGCTGAAGCTGCTTAATTTTTAAGCACATCAAAAATGGCTGATGATTTCGGTGGTGCTAGTTGGCGCTTAGATGGCTTGCGAGAATTAGAGCAAGCTCTCGTAAAGCTCAGCAATGAAATGTCTTTCAAGACTGTGAAGAACCGTGTCTTAAAAGAATCGATGCTCTATGCAATGCAACCTGTGGCAGAGCAAATGCGAGCCAATGCGCCTGTTCAACCAGAACCAAGAAAGTCGGATTTACCAGTACCGCTCAAAGATTCTGTGGATATTAAGTTTAGAGAACCGAATGCTAAGGATATGCAAAGCGACCGAGTCAGTAAAAACACGGCCGCTTTGGTAGCAGTCGGTATTCGCACCAGCAAGAAATTAAAAGCCCAAGAATTTGGTACAGCTGAGCAAACAGGTCATCCATTTATTCGATTAGCACTTGAGAGAAATATTCAACCAGTGCAAACCCGATTACAGAATGGTTTGACTTTGCTGATTAACAAGCTAGCCCAAGAACAAGCAAAGCGTACGGCTAGATTAATGAAGAGAAAGATTTAAATAACACGATGACATTTATTAATGATGTTTTAAAAAACAACACCAACGTTCGTAGCTTTACTTTTAATGGCAATACCTTAAAAGTGAGATTGAATCTGCATGGCCAGCAAAAGGTGTTGGATGAAGCACGAGCGAATCCATCGGATTCCATGATGGCTTTGGTTTTGTCTGAACAAGGTTCTGAGGTAGTAGATATCTCAGAAACTAAAAAGGTAGCCAGTTTGTATGTTTGGATATTGCAGAAGTGGGGTCAATTATTGAATGATCAAGATCAAACTTTTGAAGAAGCTCATGGGCGCCCTATGACGATGCAAGACTTGGATGATTATGTGCCTAGGGCAATTGCTTTTGAATTGGCTCAAAAGGTTTCTGAAGTGACTTCACTGGCTTGGGATGATCAACGAAAAAACTCCTAAGCTCACCAGAGGCCCAAACACTTCAGGTGCGGGCTTTTGTGTGGGCACATGGTGGAAACCCTAACCTAATTCCAGAAGAAGAAATGAGACACATACAGATCATGTTCATGGACGGCAAACTTGGCAACACGCAAGAGCATCTACTGCTGTCTCAAATTTTGTCAGCGATGTACGGCTGGATGAGCGGTGGTAAATCTCGCTACCCGCTGAAATCGTTCATGGGCAGAACTTGGGATTACTTAGAGCCACCCAATTCAATGGATGAAGCACAACAAGCAAATAAAGGCTTGGCCCAAGAAAAAGCTGTGATAGCGATGGCTTTGGCCATGGGCGCCAAGATTCCTGATCATATTTTGAAAGGAACCATTCATTAATGGCATTTTTAAGTTCTCTGAGCGTTTTTTTGGGTCTGGATTCAAGTCAGTTCAAGGCAGGTCTCAACGACGCAACCCGTGAAGCCAAGAAGTTCCAAAAAGAGCAAGATCGCATTGCTCGCGAAGGCGCCCAAGCGTTCAAAACATTTGCTTTGGGTGTAGCTGGTGCAGCAGCTGCGTTGGCTGCTTTGGCACTGAAAACATTTCAGCAGGCCGATGAAATTGTTGATTTAGCCAAAGCTTATGACACCAGTGTGGAATCAGTCTTAGCACTCAATAAAGCATTTATTGTGAGTGGTGGTTCTGCGGATTCTGCAGCAAAAGCTTTGGGCAAGCTCACTCAAACTGCTGAGGGCGCCAAAGAAGGTAATGACAAATTACGTCAAGCTTTTAGTGATATTGGCGTATCGGCGGCAGAGGTACAAAACCTTAACCCAGATCAATTGCTACTTCGCGTGGCTGAAGGCCTGAAAGATATTGAGTCACCGACTGAACGCAATGCCAGAGCATTTGAATTATTGGGTAAAGCTGCACGAGGAATTGACTGGACGGCGATTGCTGATGAGTATGACCGTGTTGCAGATCCTGACAAGGCCAAAGCGATTGAAGATGCTGCTAAAGCTTGGGACAACGTCCAGATAGCGATTAAGAATGTTTTCGAAATCGTTGTAAAACTTTTGCAACCGATTGCCAGCTTGATTAATTACATCAGTGATTTGCCAGCCAAAGCAAAAAAACTAAGAGAGGAGGGTGGTTCAGTCACTTTCACGAATGAATTTGGACTTGAAGAGACCATTGAGTATCAAGCCGATCCTAAGGCAGCTGCTGAGAAACAGCAGCGCATGGAAGCGTCTAAAAAAGCCCGTGGAAAACAATTAGCCGATGCCAAAGCTAAAGGTGGTTATAAAACTGAAAGTGCTGAGCAATCAGCGATTCGTGCGGCCAAGGAACAAACCAAGATTCAGGAGAATCAGTTCTTGGTAGAGACTCAGCGCTTGAAGCTAGCCAAAGAAAAGGTGTTCTTAGACGAATATCAGGCAAGAAGTGCTGAGGAGCAACTGAATAGTTCAGCCAAGATTTTGGCTTTAGAAGAACAGAAAACCAAGCTCAGCTCACAAATTAAGTATGGCAACGAGCAGGCCAAGCAATCCAAGCAAATTGAGATTGATAACGTTAACAAGCAAATTGAATATGAAAAAGAGTTATCAAAAATTCGCTTAGAGCAGATTGAAACGGATCGGATGAGAGCTGAATCTTTTGAGTTCGGTTGGACACAAGCATTCAGACGTTATACCGAGGAAGCGCAAAAAGCTTCTCGCCTAGGTGAGGAATACTTCAGGGTATTTACTGATGGTATGAACCGTGCGATTGATGAGTTTGTCGATAAGGGCAAGATCAGTTTTAAAAGTTTGATTGACTCCATGATCAAAGACATCATCCGAGCCCAATTAAAAGCACAAGCCAGCCGTTTATTTGGATCTTTATTTGGTGGTGGTGGTATCCAAGGTTTATTGGGCAATGCTCTGCAAATTGGCACAGGAGTTACTGTAGACGATGGAGGAGTGCCATTACTCGTTGGCAAAGCGGGGGGTGGTCCTGTGAGCGGTGGTTCACCCTACATGGTAGGTGAGCGAGGTCCAGAGATGTTCGTTCCAAACGCTTCTGGCATGGTAGTGCCGAATAATCAATTACAAGCAGGAGGAGTCGGCGGCATGAGCAACGTCACCAACTATTACATCAACGCAATTGATACCCAATCCTTTAATCAAGCTTTGGCGAAGAATCGTGAGGGGGTTAGGTCTGCCTATGACTCTGCTTCTAGAAGTCGTCCTGCGAGCCGTTAATCAATCCTGGGGACACATTTAACACATTTAATCTATATATATGGCAGACATTAACGACATCCTAAACATCACCCAACAATTGGGAGTGAATGATCACCGCTTTGTGGGACAGAGCCTGTCTCGCAATCAACGTTTATTCACCAGTGAAATTAGTACCGTGGTGCCATTTGAATTCACGCTCACGCCACACAATTATTTGCGCTTTCAACAGAACCGAGCTTTATTGAGTTCGTTAAGAGTTGCTGATAAATCTATGGAGCAGTACCTCAATTTCAGTAGCACTGGTTACTTGAATCAATTCAAGTATCAGGGTGATATGACACCCGCTCAGATTTCGTTAGTTCAGGTGTCTAGTATTAGCAGCGGTACGAACCTAGTCTTAAGTAATTTACCTATTGGCCTGCCAATTCAATTTGCGGTCAGGATTGGCGATGCGATTCAGGTGGGTCGCTACACTTATTACGCAACGGCAGACGTTACTTTGAGTAATTCAACAACTGCAACCGTTCCTATTCATCGCCCGCTATTGAATCTTCTCAACTCACCAGTTAATGCA